ATGACGGGGATCAGTCTCGGCTCACTGGCATTCATCTTGTCGCTGGCCGACTACCGCGATCCCGGCACCACGGCGGACATGCTGGTGGAACGCGCCGGAGCGGAAGGCGAGCAGCTGACGGCTGCGGGGGTGCTCTCGCCCGGGCCCAACCGGACCATGATCGACGTCGAACTGTCCGCTGGCGACGGCTCCGCCCGGATCGAGGATGACCCCGTGGGCGGCGGCTTTCGCTACTTCCACCCAGAGGATGGCTACATCTCCCTGGCACCGTCGAGTCTGCGGACGTGGCGCCTGGATCTGTCCCGGCTGGCGGCCCTGGTTGCGCACCTGCTGGGGATGCCGGCGAGTTTCCGGCCGACGCAACTGGTCGATGGCCTGCTGTGGGATCTGGGCACGCCGCGCCTGGGCAAGAAGAACATTCCGGTCCTGTTCGCCGTGCGGCTGGGCGAAGCCGAGGTGCGTGCGCGGGTGCGCGGCGAATTGGATCTGCGTCGTGGCAAACCGCCCGCTCTGGTGCTGACTTCCGGCAGGACCGTAGCCGACGACATTACTCTGCCGACGGTGTCGAGGATTGTGCCGGTGCTCGATGCGCTGGACAAGCGGATGTCGGCAGTCAAGACATTGCCGGCCGCTTTGGATTTGTCCCGTCTCGCGGTGTTTGCCGATCCACGCCCCGCCGTTGCCACGGGGGCAAGCGGCCCGGTCCAATGCAATTCGGATGGTACATGGATTCGCATTCACGGGCGTGAATTCACCTTCCGGCGCAAGCAGGCACGGATCGTGCGCATCCTGTTTGATGCCTGGGAGCGTGGTGACGAGTGGTTCGGTGAGGAAACCGTGCTGGCCGAAGCCGAATACGATTCCAAACGCCTTCAGGACGCGTTCAAGGGCAATCGAGATTGGCAGGACGTGATCGAGGTTCAGGCCGGCCGGTGTCGGCTGCGGATCGACGATCCGTCCTGATCTAATTTCCAGCGGGGTGTTTTCGCCGTCCCTCGGGGCGGCTTTTTTGTGCCCGAATCGCATTCCCCCCGAATTCCTCCCTCCGGCCCCCCCGAATTCCTCCCGGGCGGTTTGCCACTATCCCCGCAGGCTTTGGACCTGATCGGAAGGGAGTGGCAATGACCGTCAAATACTTGACCCAGAACGACATCGCCCAGCGTTGGGCGATCAGCCCGCGCACGCTGGAGCGGTGGCGGTGGCTGGGGATCGGTCCCCGGTATCTGAAGATCCGGGGGCGGGTGCGTTACCGGCAGGAAGACATCGACGCCTACGAGGCCGAGCAGGTGCGTGGCAGCACCTCGGCCACTGCCCCTGCGCTTGGGGGTGTGTCGTGATCGTCGCCGCCGTGCCGCTGGTGCGCGAGGCGGCCTTCCTCGCCTGGTTCGAAGGGGCCACCGCCGGCGAGCGCTTCGCCTATCACGAGGGCCATCTCGGCTTCGACCGCGCCTTCCGGATTTCGCAATTCCCCGAGCCGGTGCGGGCCGAACTCAATCGTGTCGCGGTCCATGCCATGGCGCTGGCCGAGCAGGGGAGGGTGGTGCTCGCCCAGCGCCGCATCGCCGAGGACCGGGTGGCGTATTTCGCCATCAAGGCCAGGGGAGGCAGGGCATGACCATCCCCAACCGCATCACCCTGGACGACCTTGCCGGCATGGAAATCGGCGTCATCGCCGCCTTGCCGGCGGCGGAACTGGCGCTGTTGGCCGATGAGGCCCGCGACGAGCTGGATCGTGCCAAGCGCCTCAAGGATTGGGTCGATGGTGCCATCGACATCAAATATGGCGCCCGCGCCGCCGGTGTCCGCCACGCCGCCGGCAAGGACACCGGCACGGTCCGCTTCGAGGACGGCGGCGTCACCGTGGTGGCCGACCTGCCCAAGCGGGTCCAGTGGGATCAGGCCAGGCTGGCGGCCATCGTCGCCGAGATCCGCGCGGCCGGAGACGATCCCGCCGAATACGTCACCACCGAATTCAAGGTCTCGGAACGGGCCTACGGCGCTTGGCCGTCCTCGATCCGATCCGCCTTCGAACCTGCACGCACCGTCACTGCGGGCAAGTCGATCTACCAGTTCATCAGCACCGAGGAGAAATAGACATGAGCGCCGAAACCGCCATCGAATCCCTGCGTCGCCGCCATTACTCGCTGGAATCCCTGCCCGATGCTATCCGCATCCCGGCACTTGGGCTTCGTCGCGACGAGGAGGTGAAGCCTACCGAGAACGCCACGGTGGACGACATTGCCTTCGCCATCCTGGTTCTGGATGCCGAATGCGATTCGGCCTACAGCCGGCTCGGCGCGCTGCGCAAGCTGCACACCCTGGCCCGCCAGAACGGCGCCATCGGCTCCGATCGCGTGGTCGATGCCATCCCCGCCAGGAAGGGGGGCGTGTGATGGCGATCTCGCTCGCATCGCTGAAACGCAGCACCTGCTTGGCGCCGCCCCGCATCCTGATCCACGGCGTGGCGGGGGTGGGCAAAACCACCTTCGCGGCCGGCGCTCCTGATCCGGTGTTCGTCATCACCGAGGACGGTCTGGGCACCCTGGATGCGCCCCACTTCCCGCTGGCCCGCAGCTTCGACGAGGTGATGGAGGCGCTGGCCGCCCTCTATTCCGAGGAGCACGCCTTTCGCACCGTGGTGGTCGACAGCGTCGACTGGCTGGAGCCGCTGATCTGGGCGCGTGCCTGCAAGGACAATGGCTGGAAGTCGATCGAGGACGCCGGCTACGGCAAGGGCTACGTCGCCGCGCTGGATCTGTGGCGGCAGTACATCGACGGCCTCAACGCGCTGCGCGACGACAAGGGGCTGGCGGTGATCCAGATCGCCCACACCGACATCAAGCGCTTCGACAGCCCCGAGCACGAGCCCTACGACCGCTACATCATCAAGCTGCATGCCCGCGCCGCGGCGCTGATGCAGGAGCATTCCGACGCGGTGCTGTTCGCCAACTACCGCATCAGCACGGTCAAGAGCGACGTCGGCTTCAACAAGAAGGTGACCCGCGCCCTGGGGTCGGGCGAGCGGGTTCTCTACACCGCCGAGCGCCCCGCCTTCCTGGCCAAGAACCGCTACGGCCTGCCCGACGTGCTGCCGCTGTCGTGGGACGCCTTCGCCCAATCCATGCCCCAGACCCAAACCGCCTGATCTGAAAGGAACCGATCATCATGGCCAATATCGGCAATTTCGACGCCTCGACCGTCGACCCCACCAAGCCCATCGACCTGCTGCCGCCCGGCAAATACGTGGTGCAGATCGTCGCCAGCGAAATGCGCGTCACCAAAGACGGCATGGGCCAGTACCTGTGGCTGGAACTGGACGTGCTGGAAGGCGAATGCGCCGGCCGCAAGCTGTTCGATCGCCTCAACCTCGTCAACAACAACCCGAGTACGGTGGAATTCGCCCAGCGCACGCTGTCGGCCATCTGCCACGCCACCGGGCGCATGCAGGTGCAGGACAGCGAGGAACTGCACCTGATCCCCATGCTGGCCGACGTGAAGGTGCAGCCCCCCAAGAACGGCTACGGCGAGAGCAATTCCGTCCGCTACGTGGCGCTGGAGCAGGGTGCGCCCGCACCGGCTTCCGCGCCGCCGCCGCGTCCGGCCGCCCAGCCCCGCCCCGCCGCCGCTCCGGCCACCGCGCCGTGGCGTCGCAATGCCTGACCGCCATCGGTGCCGCCGCCGGAACTGGGCGGCGGCATCGCCCGGACCATCGGAACCACGCCCATGACTGAGACGATGATGACCACCCGAGAGGCCTGCCAGAAACGGCTGATCGGTCTGCGCGACGAGATCGCCGAATTGAAGGCGGAAATCGCCACTGCCGATATGAACCGCCAAGCGCGGCGCGGGCGTGTCGATCCTGCCCGCTTCGTCCGGGCAAGGGCCGAGCTTCGCCACAAGCAAGCCGAGGCGGCGGAGGTTGCCGTCCTGATGTCCCGCCTGCCGGGCCGCAAGGATGCGCTGAAAGACACGCTGATCGCCATGTTCCGCGAGGGCCATGACGATGCCGCCTGGGCCACGGTGATGGACGAGGCGCACCGCCGCCTCGGGGGTGCCGCGTGATGGCTGCCCTGCCGCCCCGCCCGGCGCCCACCGTCGAGGCCATCTACGCCGCCTTCGAGGCCAATGCCGAGGACGGCTTCCGTGTCCACCTGGGCGCGTCGCTGATCGGCAAGGAATGCCAGCGCGCCCTGTGGTTCGATTTCCGCTGGACGACGCGGGCCGATTTTTCCGGCCGCATCCTGCGGCTGTTCGAGACCGGGCAGTTGGAGGAGGCCCGCATCGTCCGCGATCTGCGCCGCACCGGCGCCACCGTGCTGGAGGTCGACCCCGAATCCGGACGCCAGTGGCGGGTCGAGGCCCATGGCGGGCATTTCGGCGGCTCCCTCGACGGCGTGGCGTTGGGCCTGCTGGAGGCGCCCAAGACATGGCATGTGCTGGAGTTCAAGACCCACTCGGCCAAGTCCTTCGCCGAATTGAAGCGCCAGGGCGTGCGTGAGTCCAAGCCGCGCCACTTCGCCCAGATGCAGGTCTACCTGCACCTCACCGGCATGACGCGCGCCATGTACGTGGCGGTGTGCAAGGACACCGACGAGATCCACGTCGAGCGCGTGGCGGTCGATCCGGCGGCGGGCGAGGGACTGCTGGTCAAGGCCGGCAGGGTCATCAACTCGGCTCGCCCGCCGGAGCGCCTGTCCACCGATCCGGCGTGGTGGCAATGTCGGCTGTGCGAGCACCATTCCGTCTGCCACGACGGTGCCGCGGCCGAGCGCAATTGCCGCACCTGCCTCCATTCCACCGCTATCGACGGCGGCTGGCACTGCGCCAAATGGGACCGGATGCTGACGCCCGCCGAGCAGCGGCGCGGCTGCGACCACCACCTCTATGTCCCGGATCTGGTTCCGGGTGAGGCGGTCGATGCCGGCGACGATCACGTCGTCTACCGCTTGAATACCGGCGCCACCTGGATCGACGGGAGGGCGCCATGCTGACACCGCGCCCATACCAGCAGGCGGCGATTGCCTCCATCTACGACTATTTCGGCCGCAAGGCCGGCCACCCCATCGTGGTGATCCCCACGGCCGGCGGCAAGAGTCTGGTCATGGCCAGCTTCATCCATGGCGTGCTGGAGCAGTGGCCCGACCAGCGCATCCTGGTGGTCACCCATGTCCAGGAGCTGATCGCCCAGAATTACGCCGAGCTGATCGGCCTGTGGCCGGACGCCCCCGCCGGCATCTATTCCGCCGGCCTGGGCAAGCGCGACCTCGGCGCCCGCGTCCTGTTCGCCGGCATCCAGTCGATCCACAAGCGGGCCTACGACGTCCAGCAATGCGATCTGGTGCTGATCGACGAGGCCCATTTGATCCCCGGTGCGTCGGACACCATGTACCGGCGCTTTCTCGACACGCTGGCAAGAATCAACCCGCATCTGAAGGTGATCGGCTTCACCGCCACGCCGTATCGCCTCGACAGCGGCATGCTGCACGAAGGTGACGGCGCCTTGTTCACCGACATCGCCTACGAGGTGTCGGTGCGCGACCTGATCGATGCCGGCTTTCTCTGCCCGCTGATCAGCAAGGCGGCCGCCACCCGTCTCGACGTCGCCGGTGTCGGCAGTCGCGGCGGCGAGTTCATTCCCAGCCAGTTGCAGGCCGCGGTCGACAAGGAGGCGATCACCCGCGCCGCCATCGACGAGGTGGTGGCCTATGGCAGGGACCGCCGCTCATGGCTGGCCTTCTGCTCGGGCGTCGAGCACGCTCAGCACGTCGCCCAGGAAATCCGCGGCCGGGGGTTCTCCTGCGCCACCATTTTCGGCGACACCCCCAAGGCCGAGCGCGAGCGCATCCTCGCCGCCTTCAAGCGGGGCGAAATCCGGGCGCTGGCCTCGATGGGGGTGCTGACCACCGGCTTCAACGCCCCCGCCGTCGATCTGATCGCCATGCTGCGCCCGACCAAGTCGGCGGGACTCTACGTGCAGATGGCGGGGCGCGGCACAAGGCTGTTCGCCGGCAAGGACAATTGCCTGGTGCTGGATTTCGCCGGCAATGTCGCCCGCCACGGCCCCATCGATGCGGTCAACCCCTCCGCCCCCGGCAAGGGCGACGGCGAGCCGCCGACCAAGATCTGCCCCAACTGCGACAGCATCATCGCCATCGCGGCCATGGAATGCCCCGATTGCGGCCATGCCTTTCCGCCGCCCAAGGTGAAGATCGACGCCACCGCCAGCACGCTCGAGGTGCTGTCCACCGGCCAGCCGCAATGGGTGACGGTGTCCGACGTCTCTTATGACCTGCACGAGAAGCCGGGAAAGCCGCCCAGCCTGCTGGTCAGCTATCGCTGCGGCATGGTCCGCCATCGCGAATGGGTGTGCATCGAGCACGACGGCTACGCCCGCCAGAAGGCGGTGCAGTGGTGGCAGCGGCGCGCGCCCGGCCGCCCAGTACCGGGCACCGTCGAGCAGGCGCTGCTCCAGGCCGACAGCCTGAGGGTGCCGGTCGAGATCGCTGTCCGCCCCAGCGGACGGTTCACTGAAATCGTCGGAGCACGCCTGCCATGATCGACCCCACCCCCAACGAGATCGCCGCCATGGAATTTGGCGGCCGCATGGGCGGCGAATATCTCGACCACCTCGGCAAAACCGATCTGGCGACGCTGTCGGCCGAGCAATGGGCCATCTTCGTCGAGGCCATCGTCATCGGCTATGGCGACCATTTGCGCGATCTCGCCGGCCGCGACCGGTGCCGCATCGACGACCTTGCCGGGGAGGTGCCATTCTGATGGCGACTGCCCCAACCCCAGCACCGGAAAACTTCATGGCCCGCTTCGGGGCGCGGCTGGTCGACAACGGCTATCCGGTGATCCCCATCTGGCCGGGCACCAAGAAGCCGGGCCGGTACTTATGCAATGCCTGGGCGGATTATCCGTGCTGGACCCGCCATTGCGACCGCCCGACCACGGTGATCGAGGCCGAGACCTGGGCGTCGTGGCCCGAGGCGGCCATCGGTCTGGCCTGCGGCGGGCTGGTCGGCATCGACATCGATGTGCTCGATTCCGATATCGCCCACCAACTGGAGCGGCTGGCCCGGGACATGCTGGGCGACACGCCGCTGCTGCGGATCGGCCGCGCTCCCAAGCGGCTGTTGGTGTACCGCGCGGAGGTGCCGTTTTCGGGGCCGAAGCGGGCGCCGCTGGAGATCCTGGCGCAGGGGCGGCAATTCGTCGCCTTCGCCGTTCACCCGGACACCGGCCGCCCCTATGACTGGCCCGAGGACTCGCCGCTGACGGTGGCGTTCGAGGATCTGCCGGTGGTCACCGAGGACTCTGCCCGCGCCTGGCTGGATGCTGCCATCGCCCTGCTGCCGCCCGCGCTGCGCCCGGCCACCCTGGTGTCGCAGCCCGCCGCAACGCCCGCGACCAGCCCACAGCGCGGTACCCTGGCGGCAGTGCGATCGGCCCTGGCCCACCTTCCCAACGCCGATCTCGACTACGATTCCTGGGTGCGGGTCGGCATGGCGGTGAAGGGCGCCGTGGGGGAGGACGGCGCATCGCTGTTCTCCGCATGGTCGGGGCTGTCGGCCAAGGACGTGCCCGCCACCACCGCCAAGGCCTGGACCAGCTTCCGCCCCACCATCATCGGCGCCGGAACCCTCTATCACCTCGCTCTGGAACGCGGCTGGCAGCCCGATCCCACCATGGTGCTGGACGGCACCGTGCCCCAGGACGCGGTGCATCCCGCCGCCGGCCTGCTGGCCAAGCTGGAGGCCGCGCCCGCCGATCCAGTCCCGCCGGTGCAGCCGTTCGATCTCGACATCCCCGATGGCGTGCTGGGCGACATGGTCGGCTACATGCTGGCCACCGCCCGCCGCCCCCAGCCGGAACTGTCCCTCGGCGCGTCCTTGTGCGCCATCGGAGCGCTGATGGGGCGCAAATACCGCACCGAGAGCAACCTGCGCAGCAACCTCTACATCATCGCCCTGGCCGACAGCGGCTCGGGCAAGAACCACAGCCGCGAGATCATCAACGAACTGTTCTTCGAGGCCGGTCTCGCCCAGTACCTCGGCGGCAACAAGATCGCCTCGGGAGCCGGGCTGCTGACCGCGCTGCACCGCCAGCCCGCCATGCTGCTGCAGATCGACGAGTTCGGGATGTTCCTGGAAGGCATCGCCGACCGCCGTCGCAGCCCGCGCCACCTGACCGAGATCCTCGACAACATGACGGAACTCTTCACCTCGGCGGGCGGGGTGTTCCTGGGCGCCGAGTACGCCAATCGCGACGGCAAGAACGAGCGGCGCGACATCAACCAGCCGTGCCTCTGCGTCTACGGCACCACCGCGCCGACGAGGTTCTGGAACGCCCTGCAATCGGCCAACGTGGTCGACGGCTCCCTGGCCCGCTTCATCGTTCTCGCCACCAGCAACGAATACCCCGACGAGAACGACGGCACCGGCATCCGCACGGCACCGGCCGCCCTGCTGGAGCGGCTGAAACTGATCGCCCAGGGCGGCGGCCATGCTCCCGCCGGCAATCTGGCTGGTCTGACCGCCGACCCAACCACCGCCGTCGATCCCATGGTCGTGCCCATGGATGCCCAGGCCAAGGCCGCCTTCCGGGATTTGTCCGTCCACATCACCGAACGTCTGCGCGAAGCCCGCGGCACGGCATTCACGCCCATCCTGGCCCGCATCGGCGAGAACGCCGCCAAGGTGGCCCTGATCCGGGCGGTGTCGATCGATCCGGTGGCGCCGGTGATCCGCGGCGACGACGCCGATTGGGCGATCCGCTTCGTCGGCACCTGCGCCGACCGCACCATGGGCGAGATCGACCGCCATGTTGCCGACAACGACATCGAGCGAAGTCACAAGCGCCTTCTGGAGATTGTCCGGTCTGCTGGCCCAACCGGCATCAGCAAGAGCGACCTCATCCGCCGCAGCCAGTTCCTCGATCGCCGCCAGAGAGACGAGGTGATCGCAGTTCTCGTGGAAGGCGGAATGATCGAGCCGGTGATGAAGGCCACGGCGACCAAGCCGGCCATGCGCTTCCGTTCAATCGGGAGGGAGGCATGGTAACGGAGGAATTCCTCAATGGCCGGCAAATGCATCCAAGCTTTGAGGATAGGCTAACCCGTTATTCTGACAGGGAAAGCGGGGAATTCCTCAAATTCTTCAATCTTTCCGCCAAAGCACCCTCGCGCGGGCATGTGGGTGGGGTGCCTTCTCTTCACACCTTTTTCGATGAAGTATTGAATATATTGAATTATTTAGAATTATCTATGAAGGACCAATGGGTTAGCCCGTCTCGGGCTGGCTTGAGAATTTCCCTCGATCTTGAGCAATTCGTCCGCCATCCCGGTGGCCGATGGGGCACGCCCCGAATTTCCCTGATGATCGCGAGCGACAGTGCTGCCTTCGGCCCGGCCGCGCTGCCGCCCCTCCACGCTCACCCCTGGAGGAACGACATGACGGCTTCTCTTCAATCACTCCCGAGCCATTCTGCCGATGCGGGCAGCTCGCTGCTGGCGCTGGATTTGGGCTCCACCACCGGATGGGCCATGCGTCTATCCGACGGTACCATTGTTTCCGGCACCATGGCCTTCCGCCCTGGCCGCTACGAGGGCGGGGGCATGCGTTTCCTGCGCTTCCGCTCCTGGCTCGACCACCTGCGGGACGGCGCCAAAGGTATCGGCACGGTGTATTTCGAGGAAGTCCGTCGGCATGCCGGGACCGATGCCGCCCACATCTACGGCGGTTTCCTCGCTCACCTGTCGGCGTGGTGCGAATTCAACCACATCCCCTACCAGGGTGTTCCCGTCGGGGCCATCAAGCGCCACGCCACCGGCAAGGGCAACGCCAGCAAGGACGCGGTCATCGTCGCCATGCGGGGGCGCGGGTTCAATCCCGAGGACGACAACGAGGCCGATGCCCTGGCCATCCTGTCCTGGGCCATCGACACCCACGGGGGTGTGCGATGAGGTGGCATCCCCCGGGCTACGGCGGCAGCCGCCGTGATCCCGAGCAGGTCAAGCGCGACGGCTGGCAGGAGCGTGGTGTCCTGGTCATCGCCGAGGACGACCAGCGCCTGACCTGGCCCGAGCGCGAGCTGGTGCGCCAGTTGGGGGTGAAGCTCTACGGCAAGCGCCCGGAGGTGTTCCATGACTGACATCCGGTGGACACCGTCCCTGGTGGAAGAGAGGTTGGTCGAAGCCGCCGACACGTTGCGCCGGCTGCCCGATGTGCGGGTGCAGGGCTTCGCCAGCACTTGGCCGCCCATGCTCCGCGAGTTCTGGGACTCGTGCGCGGTGGCGGAGATCACCCTGCGACGCCCGCCGCCCTCGGCCGCCGCCATCACCCGCATGGACGGGGCGCTGCCCTGGCTGCGTTTGCTCGATCCGCTCGACGCCCGCATCGTCTGGCTGCGGGCCACCGGCGAGCCGTGGAAGGCCATCTGCTGGAAAGTCGGATTGGCCCGCACCGCCGTCAACGAACACTGGCTTTTCGCCCTGTGCGTCATCGCGTGGAAGCTCAACGGGCGTCGGCTGCCGCGCAACAGGTCGCGGCGGCAGGTGATCATGGCGACCAGATCGGTGGACCAGTGAGAAGGGGGGCGAAGTCGGCCATGCGAACACTTTTCGAACGGACAAAATCGGGCGAATTGGGATAGCCTGCGGTCATGCTGGCGACAGACGCGGACGGCACGGTCCACCCCCAGGACCAGCCGTCCGCATCTCCGGCATCCCCTTAAAATCAATGGTTCCTCCCTGGCACACTCGCTATGCGGGAGGGCTCAGCGCCGAACATCGGTAGCGACAGCCGAAAAATTTAGGGTACCACCCGGTTACCAGTTACCACCCCACGAGGCGCGCCCGGCCAAGGCTGGTGCGCCTTTGGCGTCTTCGGGCAGGGTGGTAGCCGCCCGGTATCCGGCCGTCCGGATTCCACCCCGATTACCACCCCGGATCCGGTTACCAGCCTCATGCATCTTGCTCTTCCCGAGCCGGCCCCGCCGGCCCTCGGCGCGATGTCGTGCGCCACCGGGCTGGTCTACGGCTCGGTGTGCAGCGGCATCGAAGCCGCCACGGTGGCGTGGGAACCCCTGGGCTGGCGACCGGCATTCCTCGCCGAGATCGAGCCATTCCCCTCCGCCGTACTGGCGCACCGTCACCCGGCCATCCCCAACCTGGGTGACATGACCGCCATCGACGGCTCGGCGTGGCGGGGAAAGATCGACGTCCTGGTGGGCGGCACGCCCTGCCAAGCGTTCTCGGTGGCGGGCCGGCGCAAGTCCCTGGACGACGCGCGCGGTAACCTTGCCCTGACCTTCGTGGACCTCGCCGATGCCATCGACCCAACCTGGATCGTCTGGGAGAACGTCCCCGGAGTCCTGTCCACCCGCGACAACGCCTTCGGGTGCCTTCTGGGCGGATTGGCCGGCGAAGATGGTCCGCTTCTCCCGCCAGGGGGCAGATGGGCGGACGCTGGTTGTGTGCTTGGACCCGCGCGGACAGTCGCATGGCGGGTGCTCGATGCCCAACATTTCGGCCTGGCCCAACGACGCCGTCGCGTGTTCGTTGTGGCGGGTCCTGGAGACCGGGCCGATCCCGTCGCGGTACTATTTGAGCGCGAAGGCGTGCGCCGGGATTCTCCGCCGCGCCGCCAACCGCAACAAGGTGTTGCCGGAACCCTTGCGGGCGGCGCTCGCCGCCGTGGCGGGTTCAGCCTCGACGATCTGCCCGTCGCCTTCGGCGGCAACAACACATCAGGCTCCATCGACATCGCCACCGCCCTGAATGCCTGTTCCTCGGCCAGCGGGCGGATGGATTTCGAGACCGAAACCTTCGTCACCCATTCCCTGCGTGGCGAGGGCTTCGACGCTTCCGAGGACGGCACCGGGCGCGGTACGCCGCTGGTTCCGGTCGCCTTCGACTGCAAGGCCAGCACCCCGGTTGCCGCCGGAGCCATTGCTCCGACGCTGCGGGCGATGAATGCGGTGGGTCGCGACAATGCCGGTGGCCAGTTGGCCGTCCAGCATGGCATGGCGGTTCGACGTCTCACTCCGACCGAGTGCGAGCGACTGCAAGGTTTCCCCGACCACTACACCCGCATCCCCTGGCGCGGTCGCCCGGCGGATCGCTGCCCCGATGGCCCGCGCTATCGGGCGCTGGGCAACTCCATGGCCGTGCCGGTGATGGCATGGATCGGCAACCGCATCCAGGCCGCAGGGAATCGATGATGACCCGCAATCCCTATCGCATCGAGGGCCCGGCGCTGGTGTCGTTCTCGGGCGGGCGCACGTCCGGCTACATGCTGCGCCAGATCATGGATGCCCACGAGGGTCGTCTGCCCGCCGACGTCCATGTGGTGTTCTTTAACACCGGCCGTGAATTCGAGCAGACGCTGCGCTTCGTCCACGAATGCTCGGTGCGCTGGCAGGTGCCGATCAACTGGCTGGAATACGATCCCGCCGAGCCGTTCGACACCGGCGTGGTCGGCTACAACAGCGCCGCCCGCGACGGCGAGCCCTTCGCCAAGGTGGTCCGGGCGCGGGGCTTCCTGCCCAACCCGACCATGCGGCTTTGCACCCATTACCTGAAGGTCAAGCGCGGCATCGCGTTCATGCGTGACATGCTGGGCTACCCGGAATGGGTCAACGTAGTCGGCCTGCGCCATGACGAGCCCCGCCGGGTCGCCCGCCAGAAGGCCATGAACGAGGCCGGCAAGGAGCGGTTCGAGACCGTCCTGCCGCTGGATCAGGCCCGCGTTACCCGCCAGGACGTCTCGGCGTTCTGGAAGCGCCAGCCCTTCGATCTCGGCCTGCCCGACAACAACGGCAAGACGCCGCTCGGCAATTGTGACCTCTGCTTCATGAAGGGCGCGGCCACCATCCAGGGGATCATGCGCCTGTTCCCTGAGCGCGCCCGTTGGTGGATCGGCATGGAGCGCGATGCTCCGGCCATGGGCACTCTGACCAAGCCGGAAATGGCACTGTTCCGTGCCGACCGGCCCAGCTACCGCGAGATGTTCCGGTTCGTCCGCCGCCAACGGGATTTCGAGGGCGGCCCTTCCGATGATTGCCTGCCCTGCGACTGCACGGACTGATCATGCCCCATCCGCTTCCCGACACGGTCGAGCATTGGCCGCTCGACCGGTTGCGCCCCTATGATCGCAACGCGCGGACTCATTCGGACAGCCAGGTGGCGCAAATCGCCGCCAGCATCGTCGAGTTCGGCTTCACCAATCCCATCCTCGCCGATGGCCAGGGCAACATCATTGCCGGCCACGGTCGGCTGGCAGCCGCCAAGCAGCTTGGCCTCAACACTGTGCCGGTGCTGGTGCTCGACCACCTGACCGAGGCCCAGCGCCGCGCCTATGTGCTGGCCGACAACAAGCTGGCCCTCAATGCCGACTGGGACGAGGAACTTCTGGCGGCGGAACTGCATGCGCTCAACGGCGACGGCCTCGACCTTGGGCTGACCGGCTTCTCCGACGAGGAACTGGCCGACCTGATGGCCCCGCTCGACGACGATCCGGACGAGGATGCGGCCGGCGGCGGGGATGACGATGATGCCACCCCCGAGCCGCCCCGCGACCCGGTGTCGCGTCCCGGCGACCTCTGGCATTTCGGCAATCACCGCCTGCTGTGCGGCGACTCCACCGATGCGGCGGCAATCGCCATGCTGATGGCGGGGGAGATGGCGGCGCTGGTGTTCACCTCACCGCCCTACGGCCAGCAGCGGGACTACGCCTCGGGCGGGATCGCCGATTGGGACCGGCTGATGGCCGGCGTGTTTGCCACCTTGCCGGTGAAGCCCAATGCCCAGGTGCTGGTCAATCTCGGCCTGATCCACCGTGACGGTGAATGGGTGCCGTACTGGCGCGGCTGGCTCGACGCCATGCGCGAGTCCGGCTGGCGTCAGTTCGGGTTGTACGTTTGGGACCAGGGCCCTGGGCTGCCGGGCGATTGGGGCGGGCGGCTCGCCCCCGCCTTCGAACTGGTGTTCCACTTCAACAAGGTCTCGCGCAAGCCCAACAAGATCGTCGCCTGCGCCCATGCCGGCGAGACGTTGGGCGGTGGGGGCCTGCGGGCCGCCGATGGCACGGTGTCGAGGAAGACCGGCCACGGCAATGCCATCCAGGACACCCGCATTCCCGACAGCGTGCTGCGGGTGACCCGCCACAAGGGTGCCATCGAAGGCGACGGCAGTCATCCGGCGGTGTTCCCGGTGGCGCTGCCGGATTTCGTGATGCGGACCTATTCGGCCGAGCGCGAGGTGGTGTTCGAGCCGTTTTCCGGATCGGGCAGCACCATCATCGCTGGCCAGCGGTGCGGGCGGAAGGTCCGCGCCATGGAACTGGCTCCCGCCTATTGCGACGTGGCGATCCTGCGCTGGCAGGCGCTGTTTCCCGAAATCCCGGTGACGCTGGCCGATGGCCGCCCGTTTGCGGCGGTGGCGGCCGAGCGCGGAGTTGACCATGCTGGTTGAAGCGATCGAGAAATGGCCGCTCGACCGGCTGCTGCCCTATGCCGCCAATGCCCGGACGCATTCCGAAACCCAGGTGGCGCAGCTGGCCGGCAGCATCGCTGAATTCGGCTTCAACGTGCCGGTGCTAGTGGACGAGAGGGGTGTGCTGATCGCCGGCCACGGCCGCCTGCTCGCCGCCCGTCATCTCGGGCTGGCCGAGGTGCCGGTGATCCGGCTCGATCACCTGACCGATGCCCAGGCCCGCGCCTATCGTCTGGCCGACAACCAGCTGGCGCTGAATGCCGGCTGGGACGACGAACTGCTGGCCGCCGAGCTGGCCCGCCTCCAGGAGGAAGGCTTCAGCCTCGACCTGATCGGCTTCTCCGACGAGGATCTGGACCGGCTGATGGCCGACGCGGAAGCCGAGGGCGACGGTGCCAGCCAGACCGACGACGAGGATGACATCCCCGAGCCGCCCGCCGACCCGGTAACGCGGCCCGGCGATCTGTGGATCCTGGGCCAGCACCGCCTGCTGTGCGGCGACAGCACCAACGCTACCGATGTCGAGCGCCTGCTGGCCGGGGCGACGCCGCATCTGATGGTCACCGATCCGCCCTACGGCGTCGAATACGATCCGTCCTGGCGCAATCAGGCCGGGGTGTCGTCCACCACCCGCACCGGCAAGGTCGCCAACGACGACCGCGCCGACTGGCGGGAAGCCTGGGCGCTGTTTCCCGGTGAGGTGGCCTATGTCTGGCACGCGGCGATCTTCGCCAAGATTGTGGCCGACAGCCTGGAGGCCAATGACTTCAAGGTCCGCGCCCAGATCATCTGGTCGAAGCCGCGCTTCGTTCTGGGCCGTGGTGATTACCACTGGCAGCACGAACCTTGCATTTATGCCGTGCGCAAGAATGGCACCGGCCATTGGCAGGGAGCGCGGGATCAGGCCACGGTGTGGGCCATCGGCAACGGTGGTGACGAGGACGAGGCCACGGTTCACGGCACCCAGAAGCCGGTGGAATGCATGCGCCGCCCCATCCTCAACAACAGCGCCGAGGGCGATGGGGTGTACGAGCCGTTCGCCGGCAGCGGCACCACGGTGATCGCCGCCGAGACCACGGGGCGCATCTGCTTTGCCATGGAGCTGAACCCAGCCTATTGCGATGTGATTGTCGGTCGCTGGCAGAAGCTGTCCGGGCGGAAGGCCGTGCTGGACGGCGATGGCCGGTCCTTCGACGAACTCACCGCCGGGAAGGCTGTCAGCGCCGGGTGATCCGGCGCAGGGAATGCTGGTACTTGGCGTCGGTGGGTTTCCAGTTCAGCGGCTGGCAGCCGAGCCGCAGGTCACGTTCCCAGAATTCGAGGATCTGCTGGTTGGAATAGCCCTTGCCCCGGAAATATTCGAAGTCGGTCTGCGACCACTGCGGATGGGCCTTCAGGGCGGCGGTGGGGCGGACGGTCAGGGCCATGATCACTTTGCCTCCTGGCCGGCGGCGTAGGCGGCTTCCAGGGCGGCCTTGATCTGCCAGATCGCCAGGTTGTGAAAGTCGAGGCGGTCGCTGTTGCGAGTTGCCATCGTCTCCAGGTCGAGCAGCTTGGTGGCGATCTCGGCGAGGGTTCTGTCGCGGTTGGTCATGGTGGTTTCTCCGGCTTTGGTGAAACCACTACCGCTCTGTTCCGCCCCTCAATCAAGTCGATTAATCATGCAATTTCAAGGCTGTGCAAGAATGCGCCAATCCCGCCGCATGTCGCTGGCCGAGGCAGCCGCCAACGTCGCGATCGGCTATGGCATCGCTGTCGCCACCCAGGTTGTGGTGTTCCCCCTGTTCGGGCTCCACACCAGCCTGTCGGACGACATGGCCATCGGCGGTGTTTTCACTGTCATCTCGATCTTGCGCTCGTATTTGATGCGGCGATTGTTTGAGCGGTTATCATGGGGCAACCATCACCGAAGATTCCGATAGCTGAATGACCTGCCACCCCGACATGGAATGCATCGCAGGCTTGCTGGAACAGGCGCGCAGGATCGCCATCGACTATTATCGCCTGACGGGCAAGCCGCTGGGCATCACCGGCGAAGTCGGCGAATACGAGGCAGCTCGGCTCCTTGGCCTCGATCTTGCGGTTGCCCGCGAGGCAGGATACGACGCCACGGATCGCGCTGGCCGCCGCCTACAGATCAAGGCTCGTTCGATCCCGCGCACCAAAAAGCTGACGGGCCAGCGGCTCGGCTCCATTGATCTCGCCAAACCGTGGGATGCCGTGCTCCTCGTCTTGATGGACGAACTGTTCGAACCGGTGATGATCTTCGAGGCGGATCGCGCGGCAATCGAGGCAGCCCTGCTCCGACCTGGGAGCAAGGCGCGAAATGAACGTGGCGCCTTGGCGATCACCAAGTTCCGGTCCATTGGCCGGCAGGTCTGGCCCGCACCTTGAGCCAGGCCCGCCGGCCTGATGGCGGTCATTCAGCGATGCGGTAGACCCGACCGCGCGCTTCGACCTTCTCGCTGGTGACGGCGAGGCCCAGCTTCTTCTTCAAGGCCCCGGCGATCGCGCCCCGCACCGTATGGTGCGCCCATCCGAATTCGCTGCTGATCTCCTCGATACTGGCGCCCTCCGGATGCTTCAGCAGGGCGATCAGCGTCTCCTGCTTGGTGCCCTCGCGGGTCTTGCGGGCGGGTTTGGCTTCGGGCGCGCCGTGGGCGCCCGTGGGCTGGGTTTCGGTGGTGTTGGCCGTGTCAGCCGCTGATTCGTCTTCCGGCGCCGTGTCCGCGCCCGCGTCGCCGACAATGTCCAATGCCTCATAGGCGGCAGACGTGGCGCGGAGCGTTAGCGGGGTGTCGTCGTTGCCGTGGCGCCAGACCGTGTTGTCATCAGTGGCGGGGACTTCCTCAATCAGCCCCTTTTTCAGCAGGCTCTTCAGGACGTTGCCGACGGCGCCACCCTTGAGGTTGGCGATGACGGGAAAGACGAGTCGGGAGTCGCGACCGCAGGCGGCGGACAGGATGACGGCCTGGGTGTCGGAAAGTTGGATCTGGGTCATGACGGGTCCCTCTGGGCTGGCGGCGCGGGCAATCCGCGCCTGTACCACCCCGAGCCCCGCCGAGGTGAACCCGGTCGGGGCGGCAGGGTAAGGCGCCAATCAGGCAACGTCGGCCATGATCTCGCAGTGGGTGACGAAGCCCGTCAGGTAGGGCAGTCCGTGGGGGATGCCGGTGTCGCGCGACGTGCGCCGGCTGATCGTCCAGCCCATCCAGCGGGCTACCGCCGCGTCGATGGCCGCCGCCAGCGTCAGCCCGGCGAAGAGGCCGTTGGCGACGTCGTCGGCGAAGTGGCGCCCATGCGTACTGTCCAGGAAGTCCCGCACCGCCGCCTCGGGGCAGCCGGTGGCGGGCTGGATTGTGGCCATCGCCAGTTCCCAGGCTTCGGCTTGGTCGGCATGGAGGCGGATGGTTCCGAAAAAGCCCCATTCGGTGTTGTTGGCGGGCAGGGTCATCGTGATGGTCTCCTCTGTTCGTGGGACCATCAATCGCTCTACCGGCCGATGTCATCAACTGGATAAGTCGATCATTTTATTTCGTTTTTCGTGGGATTTCGCTCATGGGCCTGTCGATCCGCGCCTATGCGCGCCATCGCGGCATCAGCCACGTCTCCGTGCTGAAGGCCGCTCGCGCCGGCCGCATTCCGCAGGAGCCTGACGGCACCATCGACCCGGCCAAGGCCGACGCCGCCTGGGATGCCCGGACCGATCCGGCCCGGAAAACGCCGTCGGCCCCGGCATCGGCGGCGATAGCCACTCCGCCGCCGCTCGCCCCTGTTCCGAAACCGGTGGCCACGCAGCCCCAGCGTGAAGCCGCATCGCCACCACCCGTTGCCCCGCCATCCGCTGCCTCCGGTGCCACCTTCGCCCAGGCGCGGACCATGCACGAGGTGGCCAAGGCGCAGAAGGCGCGGCTCCAGGTGGATCGCCTCAAGGAGGAGGTGGTCGACCGGGCGCGGGCCTCGGCCCTGATGTTCAAGCTGGCCCGCCAGGAGCGCGATGCCTGGATCACCTGGCCGGCCCGAATCGCCGCCCAGATGGCGCTGGAGGCCGGAATCGACGCCCACACCATGCAGACCCTGCTGGAAGCCTATGTGAGGGATCACCTTGGGGAACTCGCAGCCCTTGAGCCGAATTTCCGATGACACCCTGGGCTTCCGGGGATCGGACATCCTGCTCCAGGCATGGCGCGACGGATTGCGGCCCGATCCGCTGCTGACCGTGTCGGAATGGGCCGACCGGCACCGGGTTCTGTCCAGCCGCGCCTCCGCCGAGCCGGGCCGCTACCGCACGGCCCGCACGCCGTACCTCCGCGAGATCATGGATTGCCTGTCGCCGTCCCATCCCTGCCGGCGGGTGGTGTTCATGAAGGGCGCCCAGGTGGGCGCGACGGAGGCCGGCAACAACTTTCTCGGCTTCATCATCCACCATGCCCCCGGCCCGGTGCTGGCGGTGCAGCCCACCGTCGAGATGGCCAAGCGCAATTCGCGCCAGCGCATCGACACCCTGATCGATGAAAGCCCCATCCTGCGGGAACGGGTCAAGCCGGCCCGCTCGCGCGACGCCGGCAACACCATGCTGTCGAAGGATTTCCCCGGCGGCACCCTGGTGATGACCGGAGCCAACAGCGCGGTGGGCCTGCGCTCGATGCCGGCCCGCTATCTGTTCCTCGACGAGGTCGACGCCTATCCGGCCTCGGCCGACGAGGAGGGCGACCCGGTGGCCCTGGCGTGTGCCCGCATGGCCACCTTCGCCCACCGGGCCAAGGCGTTCCTGGTCTCGACGCCCACCATTCGCGGGCTGTCGCGGATCGAGCGGGAATTCGAGGCCAGCGACCAGCGCCGCTTCTTCGTGCCGTGCCCCCATTGCGGCGAAATGCAGTGGCTGAAATTCGACCGGCTGAAATGGGACAAGGGCCAGCCGGCCTCCGTCCATTACCAGTGCGAGGCCTGCGACCAGCCGATCCGGGAATCGGCCAAGGCCACCATGCTGGCGGCGGGAGAGTGGCGGGCCACGGCGGTGGCCGAGGACCCCGGCACCGTCGGCTTCCACATCTCTGCGCTGTATTCGCCGCCGGGCTGGCAATCCTGGGAGAGCATCGTGCGGATGTGGGAAGCGGCCCAGGGATCGGACGATGCGCTCAGGGTGTTCCGCAACACCGTGCTCGGGGAGACCTGGGTCGAGAGCGGCGAGGCCCCCGATTGGCAGCGCCTCTACGACCGCAGGGAATCTTGGGCCAACGGCACTGTGCCGGCGGGCGGGCTGTTCCTCACCGCCGGGGCCGACGTCCAGAAGGACCGGATCGAAATCGACGTCTGGGCCTGGGGCCGCAACCTCGAAAGCTGGTTGGTCGACCATATCGTCATCGACGGCGGGCCGGAACATGCCGAAACCTGGGCGGCGCTGGAGCGGGTGCTGGGGCAAACCTGGACCCATGCCAGCGGCGCGGCCTTGAAGGTCGCCCGCCTCGCCATCGACAGCGGCTACGAATCTTCGGCGGTCTACACCTGGGGCCGCAAGATGGGCGTTGGTCAGGTTTCGCCGATCAAGGGCGTCGAGGGCTTCAACCGCTCCAGTCCGGTGTCCGGCCCGACCCTGGTCGATGCCACCGAGGGCGGCAAGAAAGTGCGCCGTGGTGCCCGGCTGTGGACGGTGGCGGTGTCCACTTTCAAGACCGAAACCTACCGTTTCCTCCGCCTCGAGCGTCCCACCGACGAGGAACTGGCCGAGGGCGTCCGTTTCCCGGCCGGAACGGTGCATCTGCCATCGTGGGCGGATTCGGAGTGGTGCAAGCAATTCGTTGCCGAGCAGCTGGTGACGGTCAAGAACCGCCGCGGCTTCTCCAAGCTGGAATGGCAGAAGCTGCGCGAGCGCAATGAGGCGCTGGATTGCCGAGTCTATGCCCGCGCCGCCGCCTGGATCGCCGGTGCCGACCGCTGGCCGGAGGCCAAATGGCGCGATCTGGAAGCGCAACTGGCCGTGATCGCCAGCACCAGTGAATCAGAGGCCGGGCAGGTGCGCCGGATCGCCCGCCGTCCCCGGCGGATCATCAAGTTCAGCGGGATGCACTGATCATGACCCTCGACGAAATGAAGGCCGAACGCGAACGGGTGCTGGCGCGGCGCAATTCCCTGGTGGCCCGCGTCACGGTGGGCGACCGCACCGTCCAATACGACCTGACCCAGGCCAATCATGTTCTGGCCGATCTCGACCGCCGCATCGCCGTGCTGGAGGGCAAGAAGCCCCGCCGCCGGATTCTCGCCGTCGCCACCAAGGGGCTGTGATCATGCTGTCGGGACTGCGCAGGAGGATCGGCGCTCTGATCGGCGGCTTCGAGGCCGCCCAGGGCAGCCGCCGTCTAAAGGGCTTCCAGCCCAGCCGCGCACACGTCAATACCCTGATCGCCGCCGCCGGTTCCGACATCACGGCGCGAGCCCGTTATCTGGTGCGCAATAACGGCTATGCCCTCAATGCCGCCGAAAGCTGGACCGGCAATGCCGTCGGCACCGGCATCAAGCCGTCATCCCTAATCGCCGACAAGGATTTGAAGGCCCTGGTGCAGCAGCTCTGGCTGGCCTGGACCGACGAATCCGATGCCGAGGGCCTGACCGATTTCTACGGGCAGCAGCGTCGCGCCGCCCGCGAGGTGTTCATCGCCGGGGAGGTGTTCTTCCGCCTGCGCCCGCGTCGCCCCGAGGACGGCCTGACGGTGCCGTTGCAGCTTCAGATGCTGCCATCGGAAATGCTGCCGCTGACCCGAACCGAGATCCTTCCCGGTGGCAACGTCATCCGCCAGGGCATCGAATTCGACCGCATCGGCCGCCGCGTCGCCTATCACTTCCTGCGCCGCCATCCCGGCGACTGCACCGATCCCGGTCTGGTGGGCGAAACGGTGCGGGTGCCGGCCACCGAGATCATCCACGTCATCGACCCGGTGGAATCCGGCCAGCTTCGCGGGGTGTCACGGCTGGCCCCGGCCATCGTCAAGCTGTTCCTGCTCGACCAGTACGACGACGCCGAACTGGAACGCAAGAAGATCGCGGCGATGTACGCCATGTTCGTGACCTCGCCGGCCCCTGCCGACGTGATCGACCTGGTGCCCGCCGATGACGGTTCCGGCGATCGTATCGTCGAGGTCCAGCCCGGCCAGGTGGTGCCGCTGGAACCGGGCGAGCAGATCCAGACCTCGGCACCCGCCGATGTCGGCGGATCGTATGAGCCGTTCGAGTACCGCACCCTGCTGCAAATCTCCGCCGCCACCGGGGTGCCCTATGCCTACCTGTCCAACGACATGCTGAAGGCCAACTACTCCAACTCGCGCATGGCGCTGCTGGAATTCCGCCGCCGGGTCGAGGCATGGCAGCACTCGGTGATGGTCCACCAGATGTGCCGGGTGGTGTGGCAGCGCTGGATGGACGTGGCGGTGCTGTCCGGGGCGCTCGACATCCCCGGCTATGAACGCAACCGCGCGGCCTTCATCGCCTGTTCCTGGCTGCCGCCAAAATGGGACTGGGTCGATCCGCTCAAGGACGCCAAGGCCGAGATCGAGCAGATCGACGCAGGTCTCAAAAGCCGCACCCAGGCCTTGGCCGAGCGTGGCTTCGACGCAGAACAGGTGGATGCCGAGATCGCCGCCGACCGGGACCGGGAACAGCGGCTTGGGCTGTCGTTTGGTGCCACGCCGCCGGCAGCCCCCACCCATGACACCAGCCCCATCAGCCGGAGGATGGATATGAGCGAACGCGTCTTCAGCATCGACACCGTCAGTGAGGTGACGGGGATTTCACGAGCGAACCTCCACCAGATGATTTGCCGCAGGCATTTCGTGCCCATCCACAGCACTCGAAATGGCGTTGCTCGTGACTTCACGCTGAGGGACATGGTGCATCTCGCCGTCGTTTCCGATCTGCGCTCCATCGGAGTCGATCTCCGGCGGGCGGTGAATATGGTCGGCTCCTCGGCTGATGGCACAGCAGGGCGGGATATTGTCACCTGCCGCAGCGGCGAGATCGAAATCACCGTCGATGTAGCCCGCATCGCCGACCGTGTCCGCGACCGGATGGCAGGGGAGCGGTCATGACGGACCTCCCGCATCTCGCGGCTCGCCTGTATGGGACGCCGCTGCTGGTCGCCCGCAGTAAGCTGGATGTGATCCTGGGCGCCCTCGGACCCCGGCTGGCCGGACAGGCCATCTCTTTCGACAGCGATGCGGTTCCGGCCGCCGAAATAGCGGTGACGCCCGACGGCATCGCCATCGTGCCGGTGATCGGCACCCTGGTTGCCCGCTCCGGCTATCTCGGCGCCGCCAGCGGCCTGACCGCCTATTCCGACATCGCCGAGTCCATTGAGGCGGCGGCCACCGATCCCGGCGTTCGCGCCATTCTGCTGGACGTGGATTCCTCCGGCGGCGAGGTGGGCGGCCTGTTCGATCTGGTCGACCACATCCAGGCCATCCGCAGCCAGTGTGGCAAGCCCATCTGGGCGGTGGCCGACGAGGCGGCGTTGTCGGCGGCCTATGCCATCGCCTGCACCGCCGACCGCCTCTACGTCACCCAGACCGGCGAGGTCGGCTCCATCGGCGTGGTGGCGGTTCACCGCGACGAATCCGGGGCCGACGCCCAGGCCGGGCTGGCCTGGACCTTCGTTCATGCCGGAGCCAGCAAGGTGGATGGCAATCCCCATCAACCCCTATCCGATTCGGCCCGCGCGGCCCTCCAGGCCGACGTCGATGCCCTCTATGGGAAGTTCACCACCCTGGTGGCCGAGCGCCGCCGCCTGTCCCCCGACGCCGTGCGGGCCACCGAGGCTCAGGTCTATCGTGGCGATCAGGCGGTGGCCGCCGGGCTGGCCGACGAGGTCGGCACCCTGCGTGTCGCCCTGGCTGATCTCGGGGCTGTGCTGGCCCGACCCACCGTTTCCCGCCCCATCGCCGCCCGAAAGGAAGTCCCGATGTCCGAACCCCAGGGGGAAATCCCTGTCGAACTGACCGCCGATCTGGAGCAGCGCCTGCGCGCCGAATATTCCGAGATCAGCGCCATCGCCGCCCAGGCCGCCCGCCTCGGTGTCACCATCGATCCCGCCGAAGCCATGGCCAAGGGCATCCGCCCCGAGGCGTTGCGCCGCACGGTGCTGGATCAACTGGCCGAGCGTTCCGACGCCACCGACGTGGTCGCCGCCGCTCCGGCGGCTGCGGCCCCCAAGACGGACGCCGAAAGCCCCATCGTCCGGCGTGCCCGCGAAGCCGCCGCAAGGAAATAAGGACAAACCACCATGGCCGTTCTGACCGCTTCGCCCACCCTGGGCGACCTGCTGAAATTCGAGTGCAACCCCAGCTATGGCCGCGAGACCGTGACGCTCAAGGCCGGCACCAACTATCCGCTCGGCTCCGTGCTCGGCAAGGTCTCCGCCAGCGGTGAATACCGCCTGTCGCCCGTCGCCGAGGTGGTCGGGGACGAAGGTGCCGAAGTGGCCGTCGCCGTGCTGCTGGAAGCGGTGGATGCCAGCGGCGGGGCCGCCACCGGCCTGATCGCCGCCCGTGGTCCGGTCATCCTGGCCGAAGGCGCCTTGGCGTTTGACGCCTCCGTCGATCAGCCCGCCGAACGGGTTGCCAAGATTGCCCAGCTTTCTGCCCTGGGCCTCGTCGCCCGCACCACCGTCTAACGCACCGAGGAAACCCATGAACGCCATCATCAATCCCTTCGACGCGGGCGGCTATTCGCTTGCCGAGATGACCCAGGCCATCAACATCCTGCCCAACCTCTACACCCGGCTGGGCCAGATGGGGCTGTTCCGCTTCGAGGGCGTCACCCAGCGCAGCGTCATCATCGAGCAGGCCGAGGGCGTCCTCAACCTGCTGCCCACCGTGCCGCTGGGTGGCCCTGCCACCGTCGCCAACCGCGACGCCCGGAGCATGCGCTCCTTCACGGTGCCGTGGATTCCCCATGACGATTCCATCACGCCCCAGGACGTCCAGGGCGTGCGCGGTTTCGGTGTCGCCGATGCCGCCGATCCGCTGGCCACCGTCATGGAGCGCAAACTGACCCGCATGCGGTCCAAGCACGCCCAAACCAGGGAGTTCATGGAGGTCAATGCGCTCCGCGGCATCATCCGCGACGGCTCCGGTTCCACCCTTTACGACTACTTCAGCGAATTCGGCCTGAGCCGCCAGCAGGTGGATTTTGCCCTCGGCACCGCCACCACCAACGTCCAGAGCAAGATCCGCGACGTGCTGCGCAAGGTGGAGACGGAACTGAAGGGCGAGACCATGACCGGCGTGCTGGCCCTGGTCAGCCCGGAGTTCTTCGACAAGCTGATTGCCCATGCCAAGGTCGAGACTGCCTACCAATTCTTCTCGTCGGCCGGCGCCCAGCCGCTGCGGGAAGACGTGCGCCGTCGCTTCCCCTTCGCCGGCATCGTGTTCGAGGAATACAACGCCACCGTCACCCTCTCGACCGGCGCCACCGAAACCCTGATTCCGGCGGGCGAAGGCATCGCCTTTCCGCTCGGCACCATGGACACCTTCGTCACCTATGGCGCCCCGGCCAACCTGATCGAGACGGTCAACACCCTGGGCGTGCCCATGTATGCCCGCCAGTTGGCCCGGAACGACGGCAGCGCCATCGACGTCAAGACCGAGGCCTCCATCCTGCCCGTCAACAAGCGCCCGCGTCTGGCGGTGCGGTTGTTCTCGGGCAACTGACCGTGACCGCATTCGAGGCGGCCCTCGACGACCTGTTCGTCGATCCGAACCTGGCCACCACCGTGACGTACCAGGGCCGGTCCATCCGTGCCCTGGTAGGGCGGCCCGACCGCGATCTCGAATTCGCCGACATCACCGTTCACACAGCGACGGCGGTCTTCGAGATCCGGCGGAAGGAGGTCGTCAGTCCGGCGGCAGGGGACATCATCGTCCATGACGGCGACAGTTTCGTCGTCCAGGGCGAACCCCGCCTGGATGCCGAGCGCCTGATCTGGACCATCACCGTGAGGCCGGCATGAGGGTGCTTGCCGCCATCCGGGGCGATCTCGCCCGCGTCATGGCCGATGAGGTGAAAGCGACCGAACGGGCCACCAGTTCCGCCATGCGCGATGCCACCAACGGGCTGAAGCTGGACCTGCGCACCCAGGTCACCGGTGCCGGCTTGGGAACACGGCTGGCCAACACCTGGCGGTCGCAGACCTATCCGGCCTCCGGTGATTCCCTGCGCCCGGCCGGGCTGGTGTGGAGCAAGGCGCCCCATATCATCCGCGCCTTCGACGAGGGCGCCACCATCCGCTCGGCCGACGGTTTCTGGCTGGCGGTGCCCGGTCCCGGCTGCCCGGCCCGCATCGGCAAGAAGCGCCCGACGCCCCGGCTGGTCGAGGAGCGGCTCGGCATTCCGCTCCGCTTCGTCTACCGCAGGGGCGGCCCATCTCTGCTGGTGGCCGACGACATGCGGGCGCGAACCGGCAAGCGCGGCGGTTTCGCCAGGTCCAGGACCGGGCGCAATGCCGCCACCGCCATCATGTTCCTGCTCTATCCGCAGGTGACCTTACGCAAGCGCCTCGACATCAACCGGGCCAAGGGGGCGGCCGAGCGGCGGCTGGTCACCACACTGGTCTCGGCGCTGGGGAAGAACGATGGCTGATTCTCCCCGCGAGACAGCCCTGAAGGCACTGGCGGCCCTGCTGGCCGGGATCCCCGGCGCGAGCGTTCGCCGCAACGAGCCGCTGGCGGCCAAGATCCCGGCGGGCGGGTTGGTCACCTTGTTCGACGGCAACGGCGCCGAGCCGGAAATGCTGCTGTCGCCGCCCGCCTACATCCATAGCCGCCGGGCCGAGATCGAGGTGGTGGTGCAGGGCGCTACCCCGGAAGACCGCGACGGGATGCTGGACGGCATCCTCAACCTCATCGGCGACCGGCTGGCGGCCGATCCCACCCTCGGCGGCACAGTGGATCTGGCGATGCCGGAGCCGCCGGAATTCATCACCGAGGCGATCGACGGCGCCGCCGGCCTCAAGGGGGCCAAGGTCATCGTCGCCCTCGAATACACCGCCGACTCGCCGCTCGGCTGATCCACACAAGGAACCGCTCCCATGTCGAAGACGCGCGCCTACGGCGCCGACTGCATCCTGCTGGCCGCCTTCGAGGCCACCTATGGGACGCCCCCGGCCGACGGCTACACCAGGCTGTCCTTCAAGGAAACCAGCCTGGGCGCCGAGCGGCCGCTGGGTTACGACCCGCTGCTGGGCCAGGGGCGCGACGCCCAGGATCCCTATTACGAGGCGGTCAAGGACGAGGGCGAGTTCGGTGTGCCGCTCGATCTGCGCAGCCTCGGCTTCTGGTTGAGGGGCCTGCTCGGCGCCCCCGCCACCAGCGGCGATGCCGGCACCGGCTTCACCCATGCCTTCACTTCGGGCGGCTCGCTGCCAAGCCTCGCCATCGAGATCAGCCACCCGACCCTGGCGACGCCCAAGTTCTTCCGCCACTCAGGCGCCAAGCTGGGCAGTCTCGCCTTCGACATGGCCCGCTCCGGACCCGCCAACGCCACCATCGCGGTGATCGCCCAGGGCGAGACCGAGGCCGCCGCTACCATCGACGCCGCTCCGGCCAGCTTCGCCCTGCGCCGCTTCAGCCAGGGCAGCGGCAGCATCCTGGTCGGCGGCCAACCGCTCGCCAATGTGGTCGGCGGGCGGCTGTCGTTCTCCAACAACCTCGAGCCGGTCGAGACCATTCGCTCCGATGGCCTGATCGACGGCGTCGACGAGACCGAGGCCACCGCCGAGGGCTCGGTCGAGGTGCGCTTCGGCACCGACGCCACGCTGACCTCTGCTATCGCCGCGGAAAACCCGGTCGAGATGCAGTACGGCTTCACCATCCCCGGCACTGCGTTCGCGCTTACCTTCCATCTGCCCCGCGTGTTCCTGCCCAAAAAGAAGCAGGAGATCAAAGGCCCCGGCGGCATCCAGGCCAGCTACGACTGGCGCGCCGCCCGCGACCCGGTCGCCGGCTACCTGCTCCGCGTCACCCTGATCAACGACGTCCTCTCGTATTGAAGGCCCGCCCCATGATCCGTCTGTGCCTGCCCAAGGAGCCGTATTGGCTCGATCTGCCGTTCGGCGTGCGGCTTCACGTCCGCCCGCTGACCACCGCCACCTATGAGGCCGCACGGATCAAGGGTTGGCGCAAGGCCCGTGCGATTGCCCGCGAGTTTGCCGATCTCAAGGCGGTCGGCGGCGACGTCTCCGGCCTGCCGGACCTTCGCGACGACGACGCGGTGGCGGGGTTCTCGCAGCTGCTGTTCGCGCAGGCGCTGGCCCGCGCCGCCATCCTGGAGTGGGAGGGCGTGCTGGAGGCCGACGGCGCTCCGGCCGCGGTGTCCGACACCACCGTCGCCGACCTGATGCTGATCCAGGGCGTGGCCGAGGCCTTCGTCGGCCTCTACACCGCGCCCCATGAGGCGGTCCTCGCCGAGGGAAACGTCTCCAGGCCCGCGGCCGATGGCACTTCGGCGGCGGGCCAGGATACTGCCGCCAGTGCCACGACGACGGCGCCCAATGCGCCGGTGACGGAAGCTGCCCCACCGACTTGAACGAGCCCCAGACCGAACAGGGCTGGCAGGCATGGGAGATGCTGATGCGCGCCGATCCGGCCCGCTTCGACATCGCCGGCCTGCTCGCCCACGGCCGTGCCCTGGGCTTCGACGAACGGGCGCTGGCGCTGCTGCTGCCGTTCGCGGAAGCGGGGATGCGTGAGGGCATTTCTTCTGAATTAGAATAAAGAATAGAAAAACCACAGAGACACAGAGGCACAGAGAGGGCGTGCCGGTTGATACGGCGAGCCTTCCGAATAACATTTCGACGGTGGTATTTATCATAAGGCGATGGCTTTTCTGCCTGAAAGCTATCTCTGTGCCTCTGTGTCTCTGTGGTTAAATTTATTCTTCCTTTCCCAAGGCACACCGCATGAGCGCCCGCACCGTCTCCATCCGCCTTGCCCTTGAAGACGGCGAGGTGTTCCGCCGCGCCCTGATGCAATTGGGCGAGGACGGCCGCCGGGCGCTGGAGCGGATCGAGCGGGCGGCGCAGCCGGCGTCGAAGGCGCTGCTGGCGATCAACGAGGTCGGCCAGGGCGTGCGCGGCGTGGTTGAGGGCATGGCCGGGCGTATGGGCCTGTTCGGCGAAGCGCTGATGGCCACCGGGCGCACCGGTCTGATCGCCGCGGCAGCGGTGGGCGCCGTCGGCGCCGCCCTGGTCCAGGGCGTGCGCGAGATGGAATCCGCCGACCAGTCGTTGCGCCGGCTGGAGGCGGTGCTGAAGGCGACCGGCGCGGCCTCCGGGCTGACCGCCGGCCAGTTGGCCGAACTCGCCGACGAGATGGAAACCGGCACGCTCGCCACCGCCGAGGGGGTGATGGATGCGTCCGCCGTCATGGCGACCTTCCGCTCGGTCTCGGGCGACACCTTCACCCGCGCCATCCGCCTGGCCCAGGACCTGTCGGCGGTGTTCCGCCAGGATCTGTCGTCCTCGGCCACCCAGTTGGGCAAGGCGCTGGAGGACCCCATCGAGGGCATCTCGGCGCTCCGCCGTGTCGGCGTGTCGTTCTCGGCCACCCAGAAGGAGGTGATCCGCTCGTTGGTCGAGACCGGCGACGTCGCCGGTGCCCAAAGGATCGTGCTCGACGCCCTGGAGCAACAGGTCGGCGGCGCCGGGGCGGCGGAAGCGGCCGGTCTGACCGGGGCCGCCCACCATCTTGCCGCCGCCTGGGGCAACCTGCTGGAAGAAATCGCGCGCACCAGCACGGTCGGCCGAGGCGCGCAGGGCGTGCTGTACGACCTGACCGGCATGGTCGATGGCATCCGCGACCTGCTGAAGGGCCCCGACATTGCCGCCCAGGTGGCGGCCAAGAGCCGGCAACTGGGCGATGTCGAAGGCCGGATCGCCGAATATCAGGGGCTAGGCGTCACCGGCCGCCGCATGGCGGAATTGCGCCAGCAGGCCGACCTGCTCCGCCGCGACATCGACGCCCTGGTCGAAAGGGGCCGCACCGAGGTGGCGGCCTTCGAGGCCGAGCGTGCCGACGCCGAATCCGGCCGCCAGGCGGCCGAGCGCGACCGCAACGCCGAGGCCATGGCGGTGCGGCTGAAGGCGCTGGACGAGGAGAAGGTCAAGGCGGCCACCGATGCCGCCGGCAAGATCGCCGCCATCGAGGGGCAGTTGTCCCGCAACATCGAGACGGCTCGCAGGAAATCGGCGCTGCCGGGGGTCGACGCGGGCGATGTCGACCGCGAAATCTCCCTGCTGCGGCAGGTGGCGGCACGCAAGGTCGAGGCCATCGAGAAGCCGCTGGCCGAGGCCCGCCTCCGTGCCGCCGAGCAGACGGCCAAGGTGCTGGACGACCTCCAGCGCGAGCTTTCCGCCCCCTGGCAGCCCCGGCAGGCCACCATCGACCAGTCGGTGTCGCGACTGCCCAAGGAGTCGTCCGCCGCCGACCGCGCCGAAGCCGCCCGACTGGCAGGGGAATTGTTCGACCAGAAACAGGCGCTCGACGAATTGCAACGGGCGCTGAAGGAGGAAGCCGACGCCCGGACGAGGGGCAAGGAACTGGTGCACCAGCACCGCACCGCCGAGCAGGAATACGCCGACACATTGCGCGATTTGAACGACCTGCTGGCCCAAGGCGCGCTCGACGCAGACACCCACGCGCGGGCCATCGAGGAGGCCGAGAAGCGCAAGCTGGCGGCGTCCAGGGAATGGTCGGACGGCGCCAAGCGGGCGCTGAATTCTTACGTCGAGGATTCGTCCGATGCCGCCCGCAGTGCCGAGCGTGTCGTCACCGGCATGCTGAAATCCAGCGAAGATGCCTTCGTCAAATGGGCCACCACCGGCAAGCTGGCGGCGGGCGATCTGTTCAACACCCTGGCCGAGGAAGCCTTGCGTGCCGCTTGGCGAATGGCGGTGGTGGCGCCGCTGTTCGGCGGAGCCAGCGGTGGACTGTTCGGCGGCCTGATCGCCGGCATCGGCAGCTTCTTTTCCGGCACCGGATCGGCTGGGGCCAGCGGCGGCGGCGGTGGCTCCGTCCCGGTCCCCAGCACCGGCAACTTCGCCATCGCCCATTCCGGTGGCCTGATCGGTCTCGACCGGCTGGAGACCCGTCGATACAGCACCTCGGTTTTCGCAGGGGCGCCCAAATACCACACCGGCGGGCTGGTGGCGGGGGAGCGTCCCATCGTCGCCCGCGTCGGTGAGGGCATTTTCACGCCAAGGCAGATGGACAATGCCGATCGCATCCTGACGGCCGCCTTGTCGCAGCCGGCGGTCGGCGTGGTGGTCACGGTCAACAACAACGCCTCCGGCACCCAGGCCCGTGCCGAGCAATCCCAGGGGTCCGATGGCCGCATCCAGATCGACATCATCGTCGAGGAGATCGAGGGCCGCATGAGCCGCCGCATCGGCCGCGGCGAAGGCATGGCCCCGGTGCTGGAGCACCGCTATGGCCTCAACCCGGCGGCGGGGGCTTATCGGTAAGGATCAGTGCTCGGTCTCGTCGTCGAACGTGACGTAGCGGGGCAGATCCATGGCATCGTGAAGAATACGCAGGATCTGGAGGGTATCCGTATTGCGGTCGGGCGCGATCCTGAACACGATCAGATGGCGTCCCCGTTTGCCCGACCGCGCTATCGGCAGGATGAACACGCCGTCACCAAGGTCATCGCGGAACCGGACCCCGACGGTGCTTGGCCCTGCCTTCAACGCTCGGAACGCGGATGAGATCATGCCGGAATAGGTCTTTGCCTGACCGTCGCCGAAGTGCTCTGCGGTCCAGTTAACAATGTCGCGGAGGTCTGCCTTGGCTGCGTCGGTAAGCCGGACCTTCCACTCTTCGGAACCGGTCGCCATCAAGCCCGCTTCGCCCGCCGTTCCGAAAGAACCTCGTCCGTCATGCGTTCAAGGTAGTCCGCCAGCGCGTCTGCATTCCCGAAGGTCTGGTATCGCCCGGCCTCCATGTCGTCGATCCCCACTTGCACGGCGGCGCGCAGCGCCTCAAGGCGGGCTTCTTCCTCGGCATCCCGGCGCTCGATCAGGCGCAGCCCTTCACGCAGCACCTCGCTGGCATTCTGGTAGCGGCCCGAGGCCACCAGCCGCTCGATCAGATCGGATTGGTGATCCGTCAAGACGACATTGCGGGTGGGCATGATCCATCCTCCATGGCGTTCCGTTCTTGGCAGAATATGCCATGTGCGGCGGCGCGTGCAAGGTTCGCAACCGGATTCATTTCAAATCGTGCGGTGACGAAATGTCCATCTCCTGGCCCGCCCGGCTGCCGTTGCCGACCTATGACGGCTATGCCCTGGAACCGGAATCGGCCGTCACCCGCACCGACATGGAATCCGGCCCTGCCCGGCAGCGGCGGCGGTTCACGCAAACGCCCACCCGCATCCCGGTGCGCTGGCGCTTTCGGGATGTGGACTTCGCCACCTTCGAGGCATGGTTCCACCTGAAGCTGGCCGATGGCGCCGATTGGTTCGCGATCTCCCTGCTGGGCGGAATCGGCATCGCCGCCCACGAGGCCCGCTTCGTCGGCCAGAGCAACGCCCCCTACAAAGCGGCGCCCGGCCGGGGCGGCACCTGGATCGTCACCTCGGTGTTGGAAATCCGCGAGCGCCCCATGCTCGACGAGGGGGCGCTGGACATCCTGCTGGCCGAGGATGTGGTCGTTCTCTTTGCCAACATCCAGACCCTCCATTCCACCCTGCATGTCGGCTTGCCCGTCAGCATTCGCTGGTGATCGACCATGGCCCTGCAAACCGATCTCGCCGCCGCTGTCGCCCAGGTGACTGCGGACAGTACCCTGCTGCACAAGGTGGTGCATGGTCCTGCCGGCGGGACCGAGTCCCAGGTCGTCACCGAAGGTGGGCCGGTCAAGACGGTGGCCAAGGCCATCGCCGACATCGACACCCGGCTTCAATCCGGTCTGGAAACGCTGGATCAGAAGGTCGCGGCGGCGGCGGCCAGCGCGGCGCTTGCCGTTCAAGGCGCCGAAGCGGCGGAGGCGAGCGAGGCGGCCATCGCGGCAAACGCCCAGGCCGCCAGCCTGTCGGAAACGAATGCCGCCGCCAGTGTCGCATCCGCCATGGACGGCGCAGTTGCGGCCAATGCCGACGCGGTCGCGGCACAGGCATCCAGGGAGGCGGCGGAAGGTGCTGCCGCCCTGGCGGAACAGTCCAGGATCGCCACCACGGCGGCGGAGGCCGTCACCACGCAGGCGGCAACGGATGCCGGGGCTTCGGCTGCGGCGGCCAACGCCTCGGCCATCGCGGCTGGTGTCAGCGAAGCCGCCGCCCGGTCGAGCGCGGAGGCGGCGGGTCTGTCCGAACAGCAGGCGGCGGCAGCCTCTGCTTTGGCGGTCAATGCCGAGGCCAGTGCCTCTGCGTCGGCGGCCCAGGCCCGCGCATCGGAAACCGCTTCGGCAGGCTCGGCCACGGCAGCGGCCCAATCCGAAACAGATGGCGCCTTCTGGGCCGGACAGGCCGAGAGCTTTGCCGCAGCCGCTGAAGCGGCGGCCACCATCGTCGCCGATGCCACCGGCCTGGATCTGCAAACCTTGATCGTTTCCGCCCGCAGGGGCTCGGACTACCGGACGCTCGGCATCGAGCTGTTCTGAAGGGAAGGCCCATGACCACCCTTGCCCATTACCTGACGGTCAAGGCCGCCCAGGATAACGCCTTCGCCACCATCTCGGCCAAGCTCGACGATCCCAACCTGCGGATGGACGATTTCGCCCTGATGGTGAAGGCCGTCGAACTGATCGAGACCGTCCAGGACACCGATGCCTATGACGCCCTGCTGCGCAAGGTGGCGGCCAAGGTCGCCGGGCTCTACGCCCCGGATTTAAGCGGCGAGGACATTCTCATGCTCACCCGGGCTTCCAGGCTGGGCGACATCCCCCATGGCGGGGAGGAGCGGTGGATGCTGCTCAACCGCGACGAACGGAACATGGATGTCACCGGGGCCGTGATGGTCGGCGAGCGCACCCTGGAATCCTTCGGCGATTGCGTCCTCGAAACCTTCTACGCGGAGACCTGATCCCATGCCCCTGACCATCCCCCCGATCCCCAATGCCGCTCCCTTCGCGGCGTTCTCCGACAACGTCGGCATCTTCAGTAATTCCAAGGCCCGCGAAATCCCGACCCGGCTCAATGCCATCGCCCAGGCGCTGAAGGATCACATCAACACGCTCTGGCTGGCCACGGCCACCGGCTTCATCAACGGCACGGTGGTCGCCGGCCTGAACGCCGCCATTGCCAAGATCGAGGCCTTCTCCAACGGGATCGAAACCCGCATCGACGATCAGATGACCGAGTTCGAGGTCAATCTCGCCAATTACCTCGGAACCAATGCCGGGTATTCGGTCAGTGCCGCCAACGCCGCGCTGTTCACGGGGGGCATCGTCGCGGGCGATATCGTCTACGACGTTGCCGGAAGGGCGGTTTCGATCCGCCAGGGCCCGCGTCTGATCAACGGCATCACCTACAACGACGACGGAACCATGGCGGGCTATGCCGAGCAACTGACCCTCGGCGGCATCACCTACACCCGCGCCTTCACCTTCTCCTATACGCCCGACGGGCAGATCGCCGCCATCACGGAGGTTTGACGATGGATATCCTGACGTTCAACGCGCTGAAACAGCATCAGCGCCATCTCGACCGCGACTTGCTGGATCCCTGGAAGCGCCCGGCCTTCGCCGTGGTGACCATGAGCAGTTCGGCCCCCTGGGGCACGGTGGTCTACAACCACTATCTCCAGGAGCTGTGCCGCCAGCATTACAATGACAGCGGCTACATGCAGGGCAGCACCAGCAGCCTGGGCACCGAATTCTTTAACAACTGGTATTCCTACGGCCGCACGGATTCTTACATCTCTTCGACCGACAGCAATTACGGCGACGGTACTGCCCGGTGCGGGCATCTCGGCCACCTGGCACTGGCGGTCGGCCCCGACGGTTCGATGATCGGGCGTGCCAGCCCCTATTCGGCGACGGCGCTCCGCAATGTCGGTGTCTGGGTCAACAACAAGACCAACCGCAACCTCGCCCTGTTCATGGAGAACCAGTACGCGGGCGTGGCGCCGCGCGCCATCGCCCCCGGCCGCCTCGCCGGCACCGAGGGTTGGCATCTGGCCTGGACCAACACCAAGTTCTACGCCCAGAACAATTTCGGGACGTACAACAAGTACGGGATGATCGGCTACAACGAAAAAACCGGCACGCTGGTCATCAACGAGAACAAGAACGGCGGCACCTCCATGCGGCTACACGTCTATTCCAACGTCCCACCGTTCGACATTTCCGCCAGCAACCGCCGCGCCTGGTTCAACAATCTCGATGAGACCAAGCACATCTTCTACGACTGGACGGCCAATTCGGCGGGGTATGCCGAGAGCCTCTATCGCGGCATCGTCATTCCCTGCGACGACGGCAAGATCATCATCGTGCGGATGGAGCCCAGCAATTACTGCATGCTGGACCGGTTCACGCCGAACGGCAGTGGGGGCTACACCAAGGAAGCCACCCACACGCTGAGTACGACCACCACCTACGGCATGGAATCCGCCGACCGCAACGGCATCCGCTTCCAGATCTCCAACGACGGCAAATACGTCATTTGCTACCAGCCCTATTACTACTATGGGGCCGGTGCCGAGGTATTCCTGATCCGGGTGGCGGACGGGAAGTACGCCTTTCTACAATACCAGGATTCCAGCTATGGCCGGTCGTTCGCGCCCATCCGCGACAGCGACTTCATGATCTCCTACAGCCCGAATTCCGACAGCGGCTACGGCATCTACATGTCGCACATCGACACCCGGACGGTGTTCCAGGCCATCGCCGACAAGGGCGACATGAGCTCCAAGGTGCCGGGCTTCAACGTCTACATCTTCGACAGCGCCTATCACTCGACCAACTACCCCTACATCGTTCCGATCATCGGAGGCATCTGATCATGGCCGGCAAAATCAGCTTCCCCCACGGCAATGACTGGGGCGTCATCGGTCCCGAGGGCGACCACGATCTGCCGGTGAAGTCGGTGTTGGGTCACAGGTTCCAACTCGTCGATGGCGAGGTCATCGACCGCTATGACGGCGTCACCGACGACGAGGTCCGCAGGATCGATGATGAGCGCGTCGCCGAGCGGCAGGGTGAGGAACTCCAGGCGGCCAGAACCGCCCTGGTTCGCCGGGTCAAGGCCGAAGCAGCGCAGCGCATCGCCAATCTCGACTGGAAGGTCGAGCGCGCCCGCGAGCGGGACGTCCTGAACGGCACCACGACCCTCCAGGACGTCTATACCGAGCGCGAGCTCATTCGGATGGCGAGCAACGAGGCCGAAGCCGCAATCGCCAAGCTCGCCTCCCAGGAAGAGCTCCAGGCCTTCTCCTGGTAGGTCGCCACGCATTCCCCCTTTGAGCCGGAGCAAGCCATCATGGCATTGGAACAATCCCCGGACATCTGGGCGGGTGTCGCCACCCAGTATGTCGGAGCCTGGGGCAGCGCCGCCCCCGTCGTTCAGATCGCCGCCATCATCGCCGTGGTGATCGTGGTGGCGATCCTCGCCTGGGCATGGTCGCGGCGGCGGGAGCAACCGGATTCCTCCGGTGTCCCGGTCGAGGCCTTCGCCCATGTGGTCGAGGAGCAGGCCCGCCAGACCGAAGCGCTGCGCTCGGCGGTCGAAGGCCTGTCCGAGATCGTCCACCAGATCCGCCTGCTGCTGGAAGCCCGCACCCTGTGCCCCTATGGAGATCGGCGCGATGCCTGATCCGGCCCTGTCGCAGGCGCTGAAGGAGGCGTTCGCCTCCGCCCCCAGCGGCACGGTGATCCTGGATACGCTGGAAATCTGGCATCCCAGCTTCACCGAGCCGATCCGGGTGGTCCGCGACCATGCCGATCTCACCGCCCGGTTGGAGGCCGGTGCGCCCCGCGACGGCGGCAAGCAGGTCACCTTCACCGCACTCGCCTTCGAGTTCTCCCCGCCGCCAGTGGATACCGCTCCGGTGCCGGAAATCACCGTCACCCTCGACAATGTCGGCAGCGACATCACCGATGCCCTCGAGGGAGCCGCCATCAGCCAGCAGGTGATCGAGATCACCTGGCGGCCCTATCTCTCCACCGACCTCGACGGCCCCCATATGGACCCGCCCATCACCATGACCCTCACCGATGTCGAGGCCGACACGATGAGGGTCACGGGGCGCGCCCGCATGCTGGATGCGGGGAACAAGTCCTTCCCATCCATCACCTATACCGCTCGGCGCTTTCCCGGACTGGCGCGGTGATCTTCGCAGGGCACTGCCCTGCACCCGCCAGGGACTCGTCCCTGGACCCCATTCCTTCGAGGGCATCATGCATTGGGCTATCGCCTTGATCGGCCTGCCGTGGTCCGTCCATGGCAGCGGGCCGGACTCGTTTAATTGCTGGGAATTCGTCCGCATGGTGCAGGCCCGGCATTTCGGTCGCATCCTGCCCGAGATCAGCAATCCCGAAGACATGCTGGTCATGGGCCGCACCTTCCGTAACCACCCCGAGCGGCGGCGCTGGACCAAGATGCCCGATCCCATGGAAGGTGATTGCGTGCTGCTGCGCCGGTCCCGTCATCCCATCCATGTGGGCATCTGGCTCGAAGTGGATGGCGGCGGAGTCCTGCATTGCGCCGAGGGCGCCGGGGTGGTGTTCCAGCGTTCGGACGCGCTCAGCCTCAACGGCTGGGCGATCGAGGGCTTCTATCGGTTTTCGCCATGACCGCCTCCATCGTCATCGTCACCAATCCGTTCGAGCCGGTGACCAGCCGCTCGGTTCATGCGGTGGAGTCTGGCGCCACGGTAGGCGCCTTGCTGCTCGACTGCGGCATTGCCGAGGATTGCTGGTCGGACGGTCCGGAAATCCTGATCGGCGGCATGGCGGTGCCGGTCGGCATCTATGCCGTCCGGGCCATCGGCGACGACGAGGTCGTCACCGTCATTCGCTGGCCCCAGGGCGGCGGGGCCGGAGGTGGTGGGGGCGGCAAGAACCCCATGCGGATCGTGCTCACCATCGCGGTGATGGTGGCCGCCATCTATCTTGGCCCCATGGCGGCGGTGGCCATGGGCTACACCGCCACCGGCACCGCCGCCGCCATGGCCACCGCCGGCATCGCCATGGTCGGTTCGGTGCTGATCAATACCGTGATCCCGGCGCCCAAGCCGTCGATGCCGTCGCTCAACTGGGGCGGCAGCGGCAGCGCTCCGGCCCCCAGCCCGACCTATTCAATCCAGGCTCAGGGCAACCAGGGCCGATTGGGGCAGCCCATCCCGGTCATCTATGGCCGCCACCTGATCTATCCCGACCTCGCCTCCGAGCCCTACCAGGATTACGTCGGCGGCGAGCAGTATCTCTACCAGCTCCATGTCATCGGCCAGGGCGAGTATGCGGTCGAGCAGATCCGCATCGAGGACACGCCCATTTCCTCCTTCGAGGAGGTGCAGACCGAGATCGTCCCGCCCGGTTCCCCGGTGACGCTGTTCGAGCCGGACGTGGTCACCGCCGCGGAGATCGCCGGCCAGGAGCTGGTGGCGCCCAATCTGGTACAGTCCGGCGACGATGGGTACATCGGCCCGTTCACCGCCAATCAGGTGGACACCGCGGCGGGTGCGCTGGGCATCGACGTGGTCATGCCGCGTGGCCTCTATTACGCCAATGACGGCGGCAGCCTCGATAGCCGCATTGTCCAGTGGCAGGTCGAGGCTCGCGCCATCGATGCCGACGGCGAGGCCCTTGCCGGTTGGTCGGTGCTGGCGACCGAATCCCACTCCGCCGCCAGCAATACCGCCATCCGCCTGTCCTTCCGCTATGCGGTGTCGCCTGGGCGCTACGAGGTCCGCCTCAAGCGCCTCGACACCAAGGACACCGCCGAGCGCGCCGGTCATGAGATCCGCTGGGGCGCGCTGCGCGCCTATTTGACCGGCCAGCCCGATTTCGGCGCCGTCACCCTGCTGGCGGTCAAGATGCGAGCCACCGACAATCTGTCGCAGCGCTCCAGCCGCATGATCAACGTCATCGCCACCCGCAAGCTGCCGGTGTGGTCGGAAGCAGGCGGTTGGTCGCAGCCTGTGGCCACACGTTCCATCGCCTGGGCCTTCGCTGATGCCTGCAAGGCCCAATACGGAGCCAAGCTGGCCGACAGCCGCATCGACCTCAAGACGCTGGCCACCCTGGATGCCGTTTGGCAAGGGCGTGGCGATTCTTTCGACGCGGTGTTCGACACCAGCATGACGGTGTGGGAAGCCCTGACCCGCATCGCCCGTTGCGGCCGGGCCGTACCCATCCAGCAGGGCGGTATCGTGCGGATCATCCGCGACCAGCCCCAGACGATGCCGGTGGCCATGTTCGGGCCGCGCAACATCGTCAAGGGCTCGTTCAAGCTCAAATACGTCATGCCGGGCGACGACACCGCCGACGCCGTGACGGTGGAGTATTTCTCGTCGCGCACCTGGAAGCCCGACGAGACCACCGCCAAGCTGCCCGACAGCCAGGGCGACAATCCCGCCAAGGTCAATCTGTTCGGCTGCACCACCAAGGACCACGCCCAGCGGGAGGGCCTCTATATCGCCGCCAACAACCGCTACCGCCGCCGCCTGGTCACCTTCCGCACCGAGTTGGAGGGCATGATCCCCACCTACGGCGATCTGGTCGCCATCACTCACGACATGCCCCGCTGGGGGCAAGGCGGCGAGGTGATCGGTCACCAGGGCGACGTGCTGGCCCTGTCCGAGCCTTTGGTCTGGACCGAGGGCGCCAGCCATTACCTGGCGCTGCGCCGCCGGGACGGCAGTCTTGCCGGGCCATTCCGGGTTCAGGCCGTGCCCGGTGATCCAGCCAAAGTCCGCGTCCTCGATCCCCTGACCGTCACCCCCTATGTCGGCGGTTCAGAGGAGCGGACGTATTTCAGCTTCGGCCCCGGCCATGCCTGGGCGCAATCCGCCCGCGTCCTGGCCATCCGCCCCCGCGCCGAGCAGGTCGAGATTGTCGCCGTCGCCGAAGATTCCCGCGTCCACGTCAACTGACTGAGGTTCCGCATGCTGACCGCAGACATCCTGCGCGCCGCCCTGCCGGCGGCGCGGCCCACCGATATTGCCCGTTTCACCACCCCGCTGACCGAAGCTTGCGCCGAATGGGGCATCGACACGCCACTGCGATTGGCGGCGTTCCTCGCCCAGATCGCCCACGAGAGCGGCCAGTTCCGCGGCCTGGTCGAAAACCTGAACTATTCCGCCGAAGCCCTGCTGCGGGTCTTTCCTCGCCACTTCGATGCGACTCAGGCCACCGCCTATGCCCGCCAGCCGGGACGCATCGCCGCCCGGGCTTATGCCAACCGCATGGGCAATGGCGACGAGACATCCGGCGACGGCTGGCGCTATCGCGGCCGTGGCCTGATCCAGGTTACCGGCCACGACAATTACGCCGCCTGCGGCGCCGCCCTCGGCCTCGACCTGATCGCTCAACCCGAGTTACTGGAGCAGCCCGGTGCCGCCGCCCGCTCGGCCGGATGGTTCTGGCACAAAAGCGGCCTCAACCGACAAGCCGATGCCCGCGACATCGAAACCATCACCCGGCGCATCAACGGCGGCCTCACCGGACTCCAAGACCGCAAGGCCCATTACGCCCGCGCCTGCGCCGCCCTGGAGGTCTCCCATGAACTTGCTTGATCTCCTCGGCGATGCCGCCGCCATCGCCGCCAACCCCATCGCCGGTCTCGCCAAGGTGGCCCTCGACGTCGCCCCCGATATCGCCGGCCTGTTCGGCGACGATGCCGAGAAGGCGGTGGGAAAACTGGCCGACACCGTTCGCGCCATCACCGGCACCGACGATCCCGCCCAGGCCCGCGAGGCGCTGGCCGATCCCACCCTGGTGTTCCAACTGCGCTCCCAGGCCCAGACCTTCGCCCACGAGGAGCGGATGCAGCAGATGGCCGGCGCCCTCACCACGCTCACCGCCACCCTGGCCGACCGCCAGAACGCCCGTGCCCGCGACAGCGAGTTCATCAAGGCCGGCCGCAGCAACACCCGCGCCAACGTCCTGCTGGTCACCGCCGGTATGGGCATCATCGGCGGAATTGCCTTCATGGTGTTCGGCCAAGTTGACGGCAACACCGCCGTCGGCGGCTGCATCATTTCGGTGGTGACGTTGCTGGCAGGTAAGTTCGCCACCGCCTTCGACTTCGAGTTCGGCGGATCGGCGGATTCCGAGCAGACGAGGAACCTGTTGGCACAAGCTCCGCCGATCATCGGAAAATAGCAAACACGTCCTGCGGCATGCGGCCGACCATGGGAGCGATCCCCTGGTCGGCCGCTATTGTCGTTTTCAGGCCCCCTGCACGGGGCATCATTTCCGCATCATCGCCGGTCGTTTCCGCGCTACGCGCCCCATCCAGCGTTTGCCATCCTTGGCCATGTCCCAGGGATTGGTCTTTTCCCGCCGGTGCGGGATGTCATCCTCACCGGCAGTCAGGGCACACCGGACGGCGGACCGCCAACGGCGGTTGGCGATCCGCTTGTCCGTGCTCTCGCTTTGGGCGGTCGTGTTTCCGAAAATTGGCGTGCGTCGAAATGACCGAGTCATCGATCACCCCTTCAGGAACCCGGTCACCACCTGCGGCACGGCGGCGTCGAAGCCGGCGCAGCCGAGCGACAGCGGGTCATCGTCGGGCACCACCGAGCCGGCATTGGCTGTTGCCGCCAGCACCACCGCCTTCGCTGCCGGATTGACGGTTTCACGATACCGCTTGAGCGCCTGAATCGGATGCTGCCGACCGGCCCAGGTTTCGTTGTCGGTGATGACGACGATGGCATCGACCTCCAGCTTCCGCTCCAGCGCGTAGGAGATCGGCAAGGCGATATCCGTCCCACCCTGCCACTGACCGAACAGGCGCACCACGTCGTCAAGCCGCTGACGAGGGGTGAGCGGGGCGCTGTGCAGTTCGGTGTCGAAGGCCACCACCTCCACCTGCCGTTCGGTTCGCACGAAGGCCATCGCCATGGACGCCGCCGCCTCTATGGCGGACAGGGTTGGCGAGCCGGCGCAGCGCGTGCCATGCATGGAACCCGAGACATCGACCCCCACGAGGAGGCGCTTGCCGGTCGGCTCGATGGCGGCGAAGGCCCGGTCGAAGGCGCCGTCGAGCGCGTCCACCACCGCCGGAACCGGAGTCCAGTTCAGCTTGCCGCGTTCACCGTGCCCCTGGGCATAGGTTTTCAGCGCCAACAGAACCTGCACAGGGTGAATCCTGGCGCGCGACAATGCCTCGCCGTCGGCGAGTCGTCGGACAATGGTCGCGGCGGCCTCAGAGCCAACGTTCAGCAGACCAACCTGGCTGAGCTTGCCCAGGTTGCGGATCAGCGCACCCAGCGGCATGTCGGCCAGCAAGGACTCCCACACCTCTGGTGCGGTCAGCAGTTCGGTCGGCACGGCTTCGCGCGGCAATCTCCGGTTGCGGATGATCGCCGCCGCCTCGGTCGGCCCGCTCGCCTCACGGATCCGGTAGAGGCCATCGACCAGCGGGAAGGCGGCGCGGGCGGCGCCGACCGCATCCGCTTGGTTGGGGTGGGCGATCCAGTCGAACAACACGCGCGTCGCAGCCTCGTCGGTCAACGGATGGGCAAGGCGCAGCAGATCGCGCAGTGCCCAGCCGCCCCGATTCATGTATTTCACTGCCTGAAGCGCCAGCCGGTTGGGATCCTGGGCGGTGAACCACCGCGCCACGCCACGCCGCAGCCCGCGGCCCCAGCCGCGGAAGCCTTCGATCATATCGGCGAAGGCCAGGATATGGGTGCCGGTCCGGGCGACCAAGGGAATCGCGGACAGGGCGGCACGGCGAGTCGCTTCGTCTTCCGCCGCCGCGGCCATGGCCAGCACGAACAGGGCAGGGTCGTTGCGCGGTGCCCGACCGGCCTGGCTGATTTCGACGGTGCGGGCGACCACCCGCTGGCCGTCCTCAATCAGGCATCGCTGCACGGCCATGGCGTTGTCGCGGGTGAGGGCCCGCTCGCCCACATAGTAGGTGCCGCCCTCTGAGCCCAGCAGCAGGAAGCGGTCCAACTGCCCCCAATCGCCCACTTCATACCAGTGGCCGCCGGCATTGTTGAGACTCTGCCCCGGCAGCGGCTCGCTTTGCGGAACCGCGTTCTGGGGTACGGCCTGACGAAGGCTGAAAAGCCGTCGGTACGTCATCGTTTACCCTCCTTATGTGTCTGGTTGGTCCTGCCGGACGTGTCGTTGGTTTCGGCCTTTCCAAGGAGCGTTTTGAGCGCGGTAACCGAAACCATCCGGCCCGGCAGGACCGAAAAAACTGGCGGAGCGGGCGTGACGCGCGGCTGGATGTTCCATCGGACCCGGGCATCTCGGGCGTCACGGCGATTTACAGTCGCCTGCTGGCCGCCAGCCAGCTACCGGTGATCCAACCACTCCGGCCCGCTCCGCATTCAAGCGGTTCCTGGGCGTGTTGGCGTAGTTGGGAAGAAGCCTGTGACCACCCACGATACGGTGCCACTAGGGTGGCTGCCGGCGGGATTCGAACCCGCGTCCCAGGCATTATCGTTAACCCAACCACTCCGGCCCAGGAGCCGAAAAATAATGTCCGCCGGGCGTGTTGGCGGTCTTGGCGTGTTGACCACGGTATGAGCCGTGGCGACCGGCGCTGTCCCGGTCCAGGAGCGATAACCAAAACCTTCCGGCCCGGCGGCCGTTGCACTCTTCTCTCACCTATTGGTGACAATTCCGGTCACCCCTTCACACAGACAACCTGCTTCAGCGTGTGGACGATCTCAACCAGATCGGCTTGGGCGGCCATGACCGCGTCGATGTCCTTGTAGGCCCCAGGCGTTTCGTCGAGGACGTCGGCATCCTTGCGGCATTCCACACCGGCGGTGGCATGGGCGTGATCCTCCAGCGTGAACCGCTTCTTGGCGGCATTGCGGCTCATGGCTCGCCCAGCCCCGTGCGAGCACGAGCAGAAGCTTTCCGGGTTGCCCTTGCCCCGCACGATGAACGACTTCGCCCCCATGGAGCCGGGAATGATGCCAAGGTCGCCGTGTTGCGCCCGCACCGCTCCCTTGCGGGTCAGCAGCACGGTCTGGCCAAAATGCTTCTCGGTGTTGACGTAGTTGTGATGGCAGTTCACCGCCATCTCATCCACGGCCACGTCGGGAAAGAACCGCCCCAGCGCCAGCAGCACCGCGTCCATCATCAGCTGGCGGTTGGTGCGGGCGAATTTCTGCGCCCACGACACCGCGTGCATGTACTGGGCGAAATGCTCCGTGCCCTCGGGGAAGTAAGCGAGGTCGGCGTCCGGCAGGCGGATGAAGAACCGTTTCATGTCCTTCTTCGCCAACTCGATGAATACCGAGCCGATCCGGTTGCCGATGCCGCGCGAGCCGGAATGCAGCATCACCCACACGGCGCCGGACTCGTCCAGGCAAAGCTCGATGAAGTGGTTGCCGGTGCCGAGCGTGCCCAGGTGTTCCACGGTCTTGCCGCTGGCCACCTTGGGCTGGGCCTCGCGGATGCGGGCGAAACCGGGCGCCAATTCCGCCCATGCCGCAGCGGCCGCCTCGGGCGGATCGCCCCAGGTGCCCCGGTCGTTGGGGCCGCCGTCGTCGGTGCGGCCGTGGGGGACCGCCGCCTCGATGGCGGTGCGGATGGGGTGCAGATCGTCGGGCAGGTGCTCGGCCCGCACAGTGGTCCGCACCGCCATCATGCCGCAGCCGATATCGACGCCGACCGCCGCGGGAATGATGGCGCCCTTGGTGGCGATCACGCTGCCCACCGTGGCGCCCATGCCCCAATGGACGTCGGGCATGGCGGCGACATGGTGGAACACGAAGGGCAGGCCGGCGACGTTGCCCAGTTGGCTCCGGGCCATGTCTTCGACCGGCACGCCGTTGGTCCACGCCTTGATCGGTACGCCGCCCTCGACTGGGATGAAATCGTAATTCGCCAT